GCGGATCCTGGGCGGCATGCTCAACACCGGCGAGGGGGTGACCGAGAAGACGGCGATGAGCGGCGTCGGCATCCGCAAAGCTCTGTCCGAGTTCACCGACTTCCAAAAGAAGACCCTGCTGAACCCCGGCGAGATGGAGGATCTGCAGAAGCTGTCGCGGTTCGTGGACTTCGCCTTCCCCAAAGGGGCCCACCAGATGTCCGCCGAGCTGGCGGGCGGCATGGTCAAATCCGGTATCCCCTACAAAGCCAGGGCCATCGCCCGCTTCGGATCGGCGATCTTCAGCGCGTACATCCTCACCCGGCCCCAGACCATCAAATGGCTGGTCAACGGTATCGAGGGCGACAGCGCGATGTTCAAGCTGTTCGAAAACGGGCTCAAGGATTTCGCCCAGATCCGCACCGAGGGGCGCTACACCGGGGGAGACGCACAGTGAGGATCCTGATCATCGACAAGGGCGGCTTCGCCCTGGACTGGGCCATGCGATGCCAGGACGCCGGACACAAGGTCAAACACTTCATCCGCCAGACCGAGAAGACGAAGAATATCGGTCGCGGGCTGGTCGATGTCGTCTCCGATTACCGCCCCTACAAGCTGTGGGCGGACATCGTCTTCCTGCCCGACAACACGCTCTATATTGATGAGATGGAGAGCTGGCGCAAGCAGGGCATCCTGATCGTCGGCTGCAATCAGGAATGCGCCGAGTGGGAGCTGAACCGGGGCGTTGGCCAGAACATCCTGGCCCGCGCAGGAGTGCAAGTGCCCTCCTCTAAGATGTTCAACGATTACGATGCCGCCATCCGGTTTGTGAAGCGCGAGATGAAACGGTTCGTCTCCAAGCCCGACGGCGATGCCGACAAGGCTCTCAGCTATTGCTCCAAATCCCCCGCCGACATGGTCTTCATGCTGGAGCGGTGGAAGAAAACCAACAAGCTGAAGCGGTCGTTCATCCTCCAGGAGTTCATCCCCGGCTACGAGATGGCCGTCGGCGGCTGGTTTGGCCCGGCGGGCTTCAATGAGGGCTGGTGCGAGAACTGGGAATTCAAGAAGCTGATGAACGATGACCTGGGTGTCGCCACTGGCGAGCAAGGCACCGTGCTGCGGGTCGTCAAGAAATCGAAGCTGGCCGATCAAGTCCTCAAGCCAGTCGAGGAGGCCCTCGACAAGGCGGGCTACGTCGGTTACGTGGACGTCAACTGCATCATCACCGAGGATGGCACCCCGCTCCCTCTGGAATTTACTTGCAGACCGGGCTGGCCTTTGTTCAACATCCAGCAGGTGCTGAGCAATGGAGATTGTGCGCAATGGCTGATGGATCTGGCCGAGGGCCGGGACGCCCGCAACTGGGAGATGGATACCATCGCCCTGGGCGTGGTGCTGTCAATCCCGGATTACCCCTACTCCCACCTGACGCGGAAGGAAGTAACGGGGATCCCGATCTATGGTTTGAAGCCCTCGATGCTATCCCGGATATCCCCCTGCGAGCTGATGATGGGCGAGGCCCCGGTGGAGCTGGACGGGGCGATCCAAACGGCACCGATCTGGGTGACGGCGGGGGATTATGTGCTGGTGACCAGCGGCACGGGGGAGACGATCCTCCAAGCCAAAAAGTCAGCGTACTCTCTCATGAAACGCTTGATATTGCCGAACTCCCCGATGTACCGGACGGATATTGGGGACCGCCTCAAGAAGCAGCTCCCGTTGCTCCAGGCTCTGGGGTACGCCCAGGGGATGGAGTGGGCGGCGTCCTAGCCCTCAACGAGCTGGTTGACCTCGCCCTGCACAAGCTCCGCGAGGTCATCCAGATCCCCAGCGGGACGGTCAACTCTGACGACCTCAAGCTGTACTCGATGCAGAAGGATGCGGCGGTGGCGGTGGTGAACACGGCGGTCAAGGTGGACGAGACCCGCCTGCGGGCAAGGACCGAAAACAGCCTTGCCCGCCTGATGGAAAAGATTAATCGACGCCGGTTGACGGCACAGGAGGTACAATGAAAAAGCTTCTTACGATCCTGGCCTGCCTTCTGGCTGGCCCCGCCTTCGGGCAGACCGTCACCCTTGGCGGTATCACTGTTGAGACCTGCACGGTGCCGACCGTGACGGCGTCCTCAGCTTACACTGCTGGGAACTCGGTGGGCTGATCAACCTGACCCAGATGACCGGCGCCAGCCAGAGCGGCCTGCTGCAGAGCATCCGCATGGACTTCAAGGACGCCCAAAGCGCCGAGTTCGACGTGACGTTCTTCGACATGAAGCCCGCGACGGCGATCACCGATAAGGCGACCCCTGCGGTCTCGACGGCAGACGCGCTTCTGGCCCAGCCGACGCTGCGGCTCACCAACCCATCCACGGTGTTGGGCAGCAACTCGACGGTTTATGGTATGGACGGCATCGCCCGCGCCTTGACGTTGAATGGCACCACCAGCCTCTATGCCGTGGTGACCACAACGGGGACGCCCACCTTTGGGAGTGCTACCGACATGCAGCTCTGCGCCTCCGTCATCCGAGATAACTGATGCGCTATCTTGCCGTCCTGCTTGCGGTCCTGGCGTTCGCGGGACCAGCAGCAGCAACGCCCAAACGGGCGTTGCTAGCCAGTATCGCCACGCAGACCCTCCAGGGTTCCACCATCGACGACAACTATGCCCTAGGCCAGTGCGCCGAGAACGCCAGCACGGGCGTCCTGCATCCTGTACCCTGCGCCACCCACATCACCGGCACTGGCGGCACCGTGACTGGCACTGGCGCGACAGGCTCGTATGTGACCAACGCTGACGGTTCTCTCAGCCTTCGCACCGCCGCGCCTCGAATCGGGACGCAGGGGCTGCTGGTTGAGCAGGCTAGCACGAATGGCATCCGCAACAATACGATGCAAGGGGCTGCGGTAGGGACACCGGGAACGCTGCCGACAAACTGGAGCGTAATTAACAACACTTCGAGCGTGACCTACGCAGTGTCCAATCTGGGAACCCAAAATGGTATCCCATTTATAGACCTGACGTTTTCAGGATCTACGTCTGCTGCGCCATTCATCTTGGCATTTGACAATACATCTGGCGGCATTCCGGCAGCAACAGCCCAGACCTGGACGGAAACATTCTATGCAAGTCTTGTTGGCGGAAGCTTGACAAACTTCTCTGCAAACAATGTGCAGATTGATGAATATAACAGTGGTTCATATGTAACCGCAGGGGCAAACGTATTTACGCTTACTGCTAATTCATTTGGTTCTCTGCGGCCAAGCTACACTAGGCTTCTTAACGGTGGCGCTACAGTTAACACCGTGGTCCCGTGTTTCCGCATTGACTTTGCTGGTGGGGCTGTAAACGCGACCATCCGTATTGGCCTTCCTCAAGTCGAGCAGAACGGCTTTGCGACTTCAGCCATCCCCACCACCTCTACTGCCGTCACCCGTTCCGCCGATGTGGTGACGTTGGCCGGGGCTGCGGCGAGTGCTGCGTTGGCTAATCCGTTCAGTGTGAGGGTGGGCAGCTATAATTTAGCCAACCCGACCACTTTATCCCGCTTGATTTACTGGGGTACAGGCGGGGCTAATTTGGCACCCAACAGCAGTAACACGCAGTTGTATTTTACTGATGGCGGCGTTACAGCCACTCCGATAGGAACTGCTGGATATATCACGGTATCAAGGTCATTGGGTGCCTACTCTGCGCCAAATATTTATGGAGCTTTAAACGGAACCGCAACGACAGCGGGTGGTGGCGGCGCGGCGACAAATACAGGCACCGTGTATCTGGGAAGCCAATCAGGAGCATCAAATTTCGCCAACGGCTACCTAAGCCGCCTGACCCTGTGGCCCTACGCGCTGCCGAGCGCAGTCATGCAGAGTTTGTCAGCGCAATAGCCCCACCCTCGATCACCTCCAGGGCGCCGGACATCGCCGGAACTCTGGGGTTGACCTCCCAGACCTTGACTTGGCCGGATGACAGGTGGGTGCCCTTGCCAAGGACGAACAGGTAAGTGTGCCGCTCCAGCACCTTCTCGTACATCAGGGCATCCCTGATGTTGAGGAAGTTGAGCCCCTCCTTGATGCACCATGCCCGCAGGGCCTTCTGCTCCAGATAGACCTTGCTGGGGTCACCGGCGT